CTCGTTATCAGCGTAGCTAAGAAACTAGATACCACTTTGCCGGACATCGACCCGACTGACGTAGATAATCCGGCTAGACTCTCTGAGCTATTTAACATCGCAAAGATTGTTGAGAACTGGTCAGCGTCTATTAAACGTAAAACACTCGACGCGCTCAAAGACGGTGAGCAGCTTGACGGGCTTAAACTACGCTCGATGGGGCGGACCCGAAAGGTCTCCGATAATGCCACTTTTGTAAAAATTGCAAAAAAACATGGAATAGATCTCGACACGTTACTCGACCAAGTTAACATCCCGCTCGCCAAGGTTGCCAAGAAAGCGGGGGCCGATAGCAAACAACCTTTCCTCGATGAATGCGAAAATGCAGGAATTGTAGAAACATCCGACGAGCGGCACAGTGTCGCGACTCAAAACAACTAGAACATTATAATTATAGAATCCTATGAGTAAGAAAAATGAAACCGCTGTTGCGGAAGTTGAAAACACCAACCTAGCTTCAACTAGTGTAGGTAGTATACAGATTGATGTGGAGGATATTGATATCCCACGCATTAACATCGTCCAGAAAATGAGCCAAATCGACGCCCCTGTAGGAGCTATCGTTTTGAACAAAGCTCATGTTGTTGCTGAAGCGGGTAATCCCGTAGACGCAGTTGTAGTAGCCACTCAAAAAGGGTGGCGTGAAGACATTCCTTTTGACGAGGATGGGATACCACGTATGGCGTGGTCCCGTGAACAGTCCGATAGTATCGCGGCTGACTCCGAATGGGACATGGTGGAGTTCGCAGAGATAACCCTCCTACTTAAGGAGCCTAAAGGTACCAAAGATCCAGAAGCATTTGGGTTTCCTATTGGAGGTAGTAACTACGCGATTGGGCGCATTAATGTAAGTAAAAATGCTTACCGGTCTACCTTTAAAAGGTTAGCTACGTTTAGCGCCTTTAATAAAAGTGTTCCGCTTAATAGCAAGGTGTGGACGTTTACTAGTGAAATCCTTAGTAAAGGTAAGTATTCGTGGCATAATCCTTCTCTCACGGCTTCCTCTGAGAAGGTGGACCCCGCTGTAACTGAATTTCTCGCAGACTTTGGTATTTAATATTATGTCTGACCAAAACGAGATTTCTAATACAGAAGAGATCCTTATAGCTGAATGCACCATGCTCGAAGATATGATCGCAGACCTTGCGGCCAAACACGAGGAGGGGGCCCAAGCTATCGAAAAGCTGACCATCGTTAGGGACGCTCTTAAGGACAAGATCGACTCACTCGCCAACGACTAACATAGCCTAAGACCGCCCCACTTCATTTTCCGGTGGGGCGGTCTTTTTTTGCCTAAATATATTATGGAAACTTACGCTCTCGATTTCGAGACTTTTTACGACAAGCAATGTAGCATAAAGAGCTTAGGCCCTTTAGGTTATTTTTCCCACCCCGACTTCGACGCCTACATGGTGTCTATCGTGGGGGATAATGGTTATGAATTTGTTGGACACCCGCGCGACCTTGACTGGTCTATTTTAGAAGGGGCAATAGTTCTTAGCCATAATGCCAGCTTTGACGAGACTCTATATTTGTATGGTGTTACTCAGAACTGGTGGCCGGAGATTAACCCACATACATGGTACTGCACCGCTGATATGGCAGCCGCTTGCGGTCTGCCCCGATCACTTAAGAACGCGACCGCTCAAGCCTTTAATATAGAAGTGTCTAAGGAGACACGTAATACTATGTCCGGTAAAAGGTGGGAGAATATGACAGAAGAGTTCCGAAGGGAAGTAGAAGAATACGCTCTCAAGGATTCCGTTTTGTGTCTTCGACTGTGGAAGGAATATGAATCTAAGTGGCCTCAGTTTGAACGGGACATTAGCCGTATGAACCGGAATATCGTTCAGAGGGGGTTACCTATTGATGTGGATCTGATGGAAAAAAACCTACAAACGATTCGTCAAAAACTATTCGAGACTGAGAAAGCTATTCCTTGGGCTGATGAGAAACCACTCCTGAGTCGTAAAGCCTTTGACTACGAGTGCATGAGGATTGGTATTGAGCCGCCTGTGTCTTTAGCTCAAACCGATCAGGACGCTCAAGAATGGATCAGAAGGCATGGGCATAAATACAAATGGATTGAGGCTGTATCTAATTACCGGAGAGTTAATTCCCTAATTAAGAAGATTGAAAGCTTCGACGCCGCCACCATGTCAGACAATAGGTATTATGGGGGTATCATGTATTTCGGAGGCCATACTGGGCGATTCAGTGGGAGTGGCGGAAATTTGAACTTACAGAACATGCCTAGAGATCCGATGTTCGGAGCTAATATACGTCATATGATTTCTGCCCCTGAAGGGCGGACCTTAGTTGCGTCGGACCTATCCAACATCGAAGTTCGCACATTGTGCTGGTTAGCGGAAGATAAAGAGACCCTCCGCGAGATCGAGAAGACTGAGGACATTTATGAGGCTTTCGCTATCCGTTTTGGTCTGTGGTCTAAAGACAAGGGGGTCCTCAAAAAAGAAGATATTAAACTACGTCACAAAGTTAAAGCCTTAGTATTGGGGTGTGGCTATGGGGCAGGTGCGAATAGATTTGCCCAAATGTACGACATGCCGATTGAAGAAGCAGAACAAGCTGTGGAGACCTATCGATCGAGGTTATCTAACATCCCTAAGTTTTGGCGCGATTTATCTAGTGGCTTGCGGTGTGCTCACGGGATAAGTTCTCCTTACATTCTCGACCTCCCCTCTGGGCGCAGCCTTAACTACGGTATGCTAAAACCCTCTAAAGATGATATGGGGAGGACCCAGTATACCGCCTTGATGAACCGGAACGGTAGGCAAATGCCTATGAAGCTGTGGGGCGGCGTATTAGCCGAGAACCTGTCCCAAGCGATGGCCCGTGACGTCCTCTGCCACATGATGTTGGAAATCGAAAAGGCAGGGCTTGAAATCATATTACACGTTCACGATGAGGTAGTTGTGGAATGTGATGAAGACAAAGCCGAAGAAGTTCTGGACACCATTAACAAAATCATGTCAACTCCACCAGAATGGTGTAGTGACCTCCCCCTAGCATCCGAAGGATATATCTCTAAACACTATAAAAAATGAAGTATCGATACATTGAAAACCTAAGACATAACGTCGCCCATTCTTCTAGCGACGTCTCAAAACTAAAAAGTAAAGCTCCTCAGTTCACCTCAAAACAAAAGTATAGGCAGTGGTGCGCTGACGCAAAAACCAAACACGTTTTTTACACATCATGTGAAGGGCGGACCCCCTCAAAGCGTATTAGCAATGATAACCCAGTTAATATGCTTAATGGTCTAGTTGCTGATTACGACGCGTCAGTAGACTGGAAGAATATTGACGACGACATCTCAGCTAGGTTTGGTCAGAACCCCCCTACATGGAGGTCGAAAACTAACTCAGGATATATGAGGTTAGTATGGGAGTTTGATGAACCCCTCCCTATCGCCCCTGAGTTGTTTGATACTTTCATGCGACACATCAGCAAAACTTTAAAGATGAGTCAGGCGTTCGCGGGGTTCGATAGCAGCTCTCTTAGAGCGAGTCAGTATTTTGAACTAGGAGAAGATTGGGTAAACGTAGGGGGGCAGTTGGATACGAACTTTGTCCAAACAATCCTCGCGAAGGCTGCCGCTGATAAACCCCCACAGTCTACTGAGACTTCGATTCCTATTGAGGTGGTTGCCAAAGAAGTTGAATCCCGTTTCCCGAATCGTTGGATCGGGGACTTTGAGGTAGGGTCTCGCGGCCCACTATTCTGGATCGATGACGGTATTGATCGTGACGGTTGTCAGGTAGTTGAAGACGGTGTGGTCTGTTACAGCGATAGGGCAGGGCGAGGCTTTATGAGCTGGGCGGATATATTTGGGTCTTCATTCACTAAAGACTACGAGACTAGAAAATTAGCTACCCTACTCGATGAGTATTGGTTTAATGGGCGTAACTTCTATAAGCTATCGATACACGATAGTGCTATTTCTATTCCTAAAGATCAGTTACTATTAGAGTTACGTCAAGCGGGGTTCAGTATGAAGACCAAAAAAGGCCAGCCATTATCTGAAGTTGAGTCAGCTATACTCACTATTTCTAATCATAATAGGATTGATGAAATCGCCCCCGTTGTTTTCAGTAACGAAAGAATAGTATCATATAACGGGAGTCGTATACTGAACTGCGCGAATAATTCACCTATAGAGCCTGAAGTGGACGGCGATCCCGCTAACTGGCCTTTTTTACATAAGTGGATTGGGCAACTGTTTGAAGATAGTGGAGACGTGAAAGCGGTAGATTATTTTTATGCGTGGCTTAAAAGATTCTATCGGGCGGCCTACGAGCGTCGGTTTGATCAGGGTCAAGCGTTAGTGCTAGTAGGGCCGACGGGTCGCGGTAAATCTCTTCTGTCGAACCGAGTTATAGGGACGTTAGTAGGAGGATTTTCAGACGCGAGCGATTACATTAGTGGCCAGACAAGGTTCAACAAAGATCTTGGTCGAGTAGCTGCGTGGGTCATCGATGACACAACGTCCGCTGCCTCTTTTCAAGATCAAAGGAAGGCTACTGAGATACTTAAAAGATCGGTTGCTAACCCACGAGTAGAATATCAAGCTAAGTATGCAGATTCAATGAGTGTTCCGTGGACAGGACGGGTTATACTTTCCCTTAACATGGACGCGAACTCCCTGTCTGTAATACCTTCTTTGGATAGTAGTAATAGAGATAAGATCATCGCTCTCCGCATACGTGAGGAAGCAGTAAGTGAGTTCCCCCCTAATGATAAATTAGAGGCGGTTATTAATAGTGAGCTACCTTACTTAGCTACCTATTTAATAGGGCTTAAAGTATCCCCTAAAGTTGAAGGTACTGGTAGATTTGGTGTTAAGAGTTTTATCGATCCTTCGATAGCCGACGCCGCTTATGATAACAGTTATCGTTCAGCGATCGCGGAACTAGTTGAGTTCTTTACTAAGCGTTGCCGAGAGATCAATACCGATATGAAAGAGTGGAAAGGGACTCTTACTGAGTTTCAGGTCTCATTACACGATTTTAACAATGGCCGGAGTGTAGGTATGTCGAACAACCTAGAGTTCGTCCGTCGAGGAATGTGCACCTTAGAAGACGCAGGGAGGGTCAATAAAAAGATCAGACCGATAAAGTCTAGGGGCCAAGGAGGAGGTAAGTTATGGACGATCAGCCTCTCTTCTTCCTACGACATTGATTCGCAAGGGAATCGGGACGTCGTGTTGACCGTATAGGTAAGTGGTAGCCGTTGCTCATATAGGTGAAGCCGTATTCGTCGGCTTCACCTCTTTTTTTGTAGTATTTGTTTTTACCTACCCCTTTTGCAGTAGACCACCCGCAGAACCATACTTTAGAAAGATCTTGATGGACACGCATAAAGAAATAGATGTCCGCCTTTAGTTCTTGAGTCTTTGACTTAGCAACAGAGGCTGAATAATGAATCATAGGGCGGCTACTACAAGTCTTAGCTTTTACATCTATATTGTAACCTGTGAGTTCATAGTCGTGCGTGAACGACCTGTCCCCCACGTATACGGCCTCAGGAAAGGTGTTCCCGAAGGCAACTTCCCCTAAAAAACCTGTCATACGACCCCTTCCTCTAGTAAAAGAGTTATCGAGCACTCCTAGTTGTTGCGAACGTCGAAAGGCTTCAGCAACGTCTTCTTTAGTCGGTTCATATACAATAAACCGACTCATTTCTTACTGGGTTTTTTCTTACGTGCTTTTCTTAAAGCCGACTTACGTGACCTATACTTTGCGGTCTTCTCTGCAATCTTTTTAGGCTGTTTGACGAACTGCTTTCCAGACTTCATACCCTTCCGCTTCTTGCGGCTAGTGCGCGCATATTCTTCGTCGGTCAGAGCTTCACGCGCAGCCTTCGGCAAATACCGCTCACCTGTCTTCAGTGAAGGCTTACCAGACTTGGTTCCCCATTTCTCTCGCGTCCAGTTGTCGAGAGATTTCTGTGAAGCTTTCTTAGGCATTAGTAACCTGAACGTCTACGTATAATCTTCTTAACCTTCCTTTTAGTGGAAGACTTAGTCGAGGGTTTACTTGCTGCTGGCTTTGCGTGTCCGTATCCTTTATTCTTCATAGCTAAGTGTTGTTCGTAAGTGTTTGCTTTATAAGCCTTCCCAGACTTATCATACATCATGTGTGGTTTGAATTTTTTCATTAGTCTCTGTATCCTCCTCCTGCTTTTTTGTATCTTGCAGCTAATAGCTGCGCTTTGCGGGCCGACCACTGGCCAGCTCTACCGCCTTTTGTTCCTGCTTTGATTGAATTAAACAAACGCTTCCGCAGTGTAGGCTTCGTGTAGTTGCCCGCTTCATTGACGCGAGATTTTGATTTTTTCTTCATTCAGCTACTCTCTGTTCTACCCGTTCTGCGAACGACGCTTTCTTTTCCGCTTCCTCTTTTAGCAGGTTAGAAAGAGCCTCCATTCTTTTTGCTACACCAGACCCAGACTTTTTAGCCTGACGATATTCCTCGTTGTTTAAAAACTCTTTCGCGGCATCAGCAAAATTCCCTTCTCTAATGTTCTGCATTGTCTTCGGGGAACCAGATAGACCACCTCGATAGATAGAAGAAATTGCCTCGTCTTGAAGTTCTGGGGAAAGATCAAAAAACTTATCGCCAATCATATCTTCTTCGATAGCGAGTTTAGCTTTCTCCCCGATCGAGCTTAACATCATGTTCCGAGCCACCTCCCCAGTTATCACTTTACCAGATAAATCAGATTCTTTGGCTATGCCGCTTTTACCCATCGTGATCTTTCCTGTATAATATGGAGATTTCTTATAAGCTTCTAAGCTCCCATCCCCAATTAGGTTTCCATAGCCTATTGTCCACAACCCTTTCGAGTCTTTATAGGGTCTGTTGACAAACCCTTCCTTAGGGCCTAACACGTCGGCGAGCTTACTAAAGCTGTAGGCTTTCTTATTTGGTTTTACTAAAACTGGGTCTGGCATTATTTTAAGCGTTTAAGGATTCGTTCGTAGGCTGGAAAAAAAACCTCGTCGATGCAACGGATACAGGCTTCTTCTTGGAAACTCTCGCAAAACGAGATGCCGGATATATGGAAAGCGGCGTGTAACATTTCATGACGTAGGGTTGGTATGATTTCGTTTTCTGGTAGTTTCTTGTGTAACTGGATTATTCGTTTTTCGTGTAAATACTGTCCGTAGCAATCTTCTAAATCAGCCTTTTGGATCTTGATCCGCTGACCAGCGATCGTGACTGACTTTAGCGATTTCATGTCCCTTTCTTTTTCTTACTAGCTCTGTTCTTTTTAATAGCTAGTATTCGGAGATTTTGGTCTGAGTTATTGCGAGGGTCCCCGTCTTTGTGATCTACATCTTTGCCGTTTACGGCTCCTTTCCCCACTTTCTTAATCATCTTACGGCGAGCCAATACCCTACTCGACCTATTTTTCCTTTGTTTTGGGGTGCCATGATACTCATCGTATTCTTTACGATAATTCCTTTTCCTTTGTTTTTTGAGTATATCCGCTTTTTTCATTCGTCTTTAAAGTATTCGACAATCGCTTGCGCGTAAACGTCGGCTAGTATCGAGTGTTTTGAATCAAAGAGAACCCATTCCTTCGGGCAACTGCCGAAGAAAGGCTCACATATTACGGCAGGTGGTGGGACGCTCCGCAAGAATCCGGCTCCGCGACCGTCTGGCTCAATCGCCTTTACACCCCTGTCCTTCTGCACTTTGAAGGTTTCAGATTGGGCTTTGCGGAAACACTCAGCTAAACGACGTCCGTTGTTGCTGGTGTGGTAATGTAAGTATTCGTAGCCCTCGGCTTCCGTGCTTGAGTAGCTGTTGAAGTGTAGCTCTATTGCAATGTCACATTTCTCTTTGTTTATACTTTGCGCTAACCAGTCCATCGCGCGGCTGTATCTCTCAGACGGGTAGTCGTCAAATACAATCGATTGAATTCCTTGATGGCGTAGACGAGTCTGCAACAAGTCCGCGACTACTTTGTTGTAGCACCACTCGTTTACGCCCCCTACAGAACACGCACCTTTATCTCCAATCCTACTATGGCCTACACAAAGTGCGACTCTTTTGAGTTTCTTTGCTTTTTTGCGTTTAACCGCTTTAGCCACTCTGTAAGCGGCTATTAATTCTAAAATCTTATCGAGTATTTCGTTCGGTCTCATTCGGCGATAATTATAGCCCGACGGTAGCTGTAGTCACTGTGGAACTTCTGGCCACTGCCGACGAAGGTGCCTTCCTTAAACCGATACTCAGCCCCATTAATTAAGGTCACTGTTGGCGGATCGTAGAGCGCACTTCTGTTCAAAGCGGAGGCGTCGCGATAGCCTTTCGATACGCAGCTTGGCAGCAGGAGAGCCGTCAGCAGCGAGATCGTCGATTTTATCTTCCAGTTCATAAATGAAGCACCTTCTTTTCCAATTTAACGTAGCGACATACGCCTTTATCAGCTCAGTGAGCAGTTTAATCACTTGTCCTTAGCCTTGAACACGTTAAGCGCGAGCCAGTCAACGATCTTATATGCCTTACCGATAAAGGTATCATCCTTCGGCGTCGGGGTAAGGGCAGCGATAGCGGAAGCGGCTGCAATTATGGCGGTGACAACCCCGAAGAGTTGCTCTTTGTTTTCTAAGATGTAGTTAATCATTTCTTACGATTTTTAAATTTTTCAAATGCCGTTATAGCAGAGAGGACTGCGATAATCAAGCCGAGAAAAGTCGAGAGGAGTTGGATTCCCATATCTAGGTTTTCAGGTAAGGTTGACATGAAAGCTATAGCGGAACCAACGATACCGGATATAGGGTGTGTGAGGTGTTGAAACATTTTATATTATATTAAGAATAGAAGATCCAGATCCCGATGGGTCTAGAGAAAGTCTTGGTTTAGCGGCCCCTCTGGCGGCGTCTAACTCCTCGTCTAAGAGCTGACGGCAAATCGTCCAGTGATATTGAGCCCGCTCTAAATCAGCATTATCCTCTGCCAACATGCCCAATAGGCCGTGTTTAATGGCATTTAAGTTTCCTAGATAAATTAAATCATCCTGAACAAGAACGGGAGACCAAGATCTTTTAAGCAAAAGTTTGATATTATTTGATTTAGCGGAAGGGTTGCTGAATCTAAATCGTCGGTAGCGGGCTACCCCGTCGCCCTTAACAATAGCCAACGTTACGCTTTTCGCACTTGTGCTATTGTAAGCATATACACACACGTCATATGAAACCCCCTCAAAACTGATAGATTTTACATTTATTATGTTTACGTCGCTCGTGGTGAGAAAAGAAGCTCCTCCTTCTAACTCAAACGTAAAGCTGGCGGTGGAATCTTCACCTACGTTATTATCATCGTTCTTCCCATAAACTACAGTTATAGAACCCCCCACAGGCAAGTTAGCGTTAGTTCCAGTAGGTTTGACCCTAATAGTATAGACATCTGTTAGTGCTTTATGGACTAAATCTTCTTTAACCTCGTGAAAACCGTCGTCGACAACCCCAAAAATAGGTGCTGGCCCTGCTTTCGCGTAACCCCCGATTCGGTAGTCATGCCACTGTGAGCGCACCGCTACAGGAGAATCCTGTAACATAGCCCCTAGCAAGGTCTCAGAATGTTCGGGTAGCGTAAAATAATCGTTCGTAGTGTCAATAGACCAATCGTAGAGTAAATCTTTCCACATCCCCATCGCATAGAGGCGGGGCATGACTAGATTTAGCTTGGCTACAAGGTCCTCGTCAGGCCGGACGTATTCAGAGAGGGCCTTGGTTACGGCCTTTACGGTCAAAGCGGGCATGGGATAACCATACAATTAGGGTAAAGTAAAGTCAATCACTGAGAAATAGACTTCTTACCTTACATTTCTACTAACTTTTCCCTATTCCTAAGAAATCAGCGTAATCCATCAGTCGCTCCTTACCGCCACCAACGAGATGTAAGATATGGTTGTTGGCGAGAGTCCATTGGCGGTCATTCACGTTACGTTGATTATATTCCTCACCAATCCAAGTAATATCTATAGCAGCCTCCGCCGTCCGCATATTCAAAAAATCTTGATCATACCCCATCTCGTCTGGGTATGGTGGGTCAAAGTTAAGGGAGCGGAGAGCCTCCAAACGGAACAATAATACCCCTGCGTTGAAGTAAGGGTCGTCGATACCAGAGGAGTTCTCCGTGCTGTCAGGGTAGTATTTAGCTACCCACGTCTTATATCTATCGTCTTTCGTAGGCCATGCTTGGTCCAGCGCGCACACAAGGCCCCCTTCTATTTCAAACAGATCAGGGCAGTTCGGTAATATTAAAACGTCGCAATCAACCACCAACACTTCCTTGTAATAATCCTGCTCTCGAAATCTCTTCAAAAAATCAACGAACGCCCATACGGGTTTGCCGCTATATGGCTTGCTCGCCTCGTTGGGAAACCACTTCACCTCGTGAAAGTCAGCGCCCACTTTACTCGCATACTCTCGCATGGAGGCGACGGACGGGTCTACCCAAGGCATACCCCCAATAGCGAATGTAACAATAAGTCTCATCGTATAAATATATTTACAAAAGTGGCTATCATTTGTCCACTCTTCATTTTCACTACCAAAAATTTATTCCGTGTGTCTTGCCGTTAATATTCGACGAACCAGCTCGCTGGCCTGCGACCCACTCTTTCGGGCAGTAAACTGGCCAATCCTTGCGGCGATGGGCTAATTCAAGCTGGTGGTCGATATGCTTGTTAGTATTCCGGTAATCCGTCGCATACGATATATGGCGGTAGAACGACATGAAAGTAGACTGATTAACAGCGTAGGCATGTGTCCTATTAACTGAAGTACCAACAACTACATTAGGAGACTCCGTAGGTGTGGGGTTTCGACGGTTCTGGCCCCCTAAATAGATCTGCCCCCAATCATCTGGCACGTCTTCCATGAACTCATTAAGCTTCTCTAACGAATCTTCTTTGAATATCACGTCGTCTTCCAACACTAAGACGTTGTTTAAAGCCATGTTGTGCTGCTCGTCTCTAGTATGGAGGACATCTTCCAGAATCCTTTGATGGGAACGCAAGCAGCCCCACGCACCCCAACCAGAACCCCAGTCAGCCGGACAGGTTGTCCAGTCGCCTATAATAGCAGGATAATAGTGGACCTTGTCGTTGTCCGCCATTCTAGTCTCTTCAAGATGCTTCTTCGTCTCTTCAAGACGATCCGGTCTATGGGCGCAGTTGATCACGTAAACGTGGTCAAACCAGTCAGTTAGGTTCTTCATGGGTTTCCATCTCCTTCAGATACTGAGGATGAGCTTGAGGATTTGGCAGAGCCGAATGAGGAAGAAGAGTCTGAAGATGACGCAGAGTCTGAAGAAGAGGCAGAGTCTGAAGAAGAGGCAGAGTCTGAAGAAGAGGCAGAGTCTGAAGAAGAGGCAGAGTCTGAAGAAGAGGCAGAGTCTGAAGATGTAGAAGGGAAACTAATCTTCATTACAAAGCTCGCCATCTGCGGTGCCATGTAGATAGCATCCCCGTAAGTAACCCCATAAGAATACCACGAATGACTAGCTCGGTTAATAGTGGACCCAGACCCTGCGAGTTCTGTAGATATGTCTCGGTAACCTATTTCATCGGTAGCTGGGTCTATCCAAAATATAAAAGGAATCTCATACGGAACTGAGTAAACTAGCCCGTCTGGCCCTAAGACAGATGAAAAGGATTTATTCTTGTAAGTGTCTACTTCACTACTGGTCCCACTGTTATGTTTTGTTTCAAAAACCCGTAAAGCAGAAGGGAGAGCGATTTCAGTAGCTGAGTCGTCCGACGTATCAATCTTTAGAATTGCGTTGCCGTGCCTCGGAAAACAATAGATACACCCAGTTGATGGGACATAGGTTCCGCCAGAATACTTGTTCCAGTAGGCGTGGTTTAGAACCACCGAATAAGTCCATGTGCCGTTATAAAGAGTTTCGTTACCGGTAAGCTGATCAGAGCCTAGACTTACGTTGTCATTATTTGACGGGTCGACAATAGCAATCCGATCGGCCCCGTAAGGTGTCAGGTATACCTTTCCGTTACCCGCCGTAGTCGCACCAAAATACGAATCATACATCCAAGTGTAACCCGTTCTCTCGGTATTCCAGTTAGGTCGAGCTGAATATATTCCCCCTGTCCTCGCTGGTGTAAATGATATTAACGACTGACTAAAAGTAGTCAGATTAAACTTCGATATGACAGGGTTAGTAAGCGAAGATATATTACGATAGTAGATACTTCCATAAATGTTACCAGAAGCTAACGCCCCTCCACGAATGCTGTTCTTAGCGAGACCAGATCCTCTAAGGTTAAGAGAGGGGTTATTAGATCCCGACGGGTCAATTTCCAAGTAGGATATTTGATCACTCGGGTTGGCATATATTTTACCATCGCTATTCGTTATAGAATCGACAAATTTCCGTGTGTTGCCTGATACCGTATTCTGTCCTGTTGTAGTGGTTGTATCATTTGATGGGTTTATTATTAAAACCTCGTCTTCTTGATAAGGGGAGCAGTATAGCTTACCCCCACTCTCTGCAATACCTCGCCATTTATTGTTAGTGTGCTTCCCTTGTGTACCTAAATCACTGCCAATTAACTCAAAAGTTAAATCTCCACCTCCACTCGATGAAGAGCTAGAAGCGACGCTATCTGAAGAGCTAGAAGAGACGCTATCTGAAGAGCTAGAAGCGACGCTATCTGAAGAACTGGAATCGGACATTATTTTCTGGGGTAGGCTGAGTTAATAAATTTCTCGTTAGCGATGAACTGTCTCTTACTCCGCTCAGGCATATCAAATCCTTTGAATCCTTTACGAGTTCCAGTTAACTTCAATGTTACTTTGTTAGGCCGTAAAAAAGAAATGGGTAGGGCGTCTAAAATAGCTTCGTTACCCTTAACGACTGCGCCAACTGGGCCTAACTTGTCCCCCGTTACCCCAGTAACCACCAGAGAATCAGGCTCGCACACCGCTAGAAAGCGGTCGTCAATTCTAGCTTTTGTTGTAGTTCCATTTACTGGGATATCCCGCATTACAAACTCAAAAAGAACCTCGTTAGACTCCATTGTAAACATAGCCCCGTATCCTTTATCATACCAATCCATTGGCACGATAGCTGTGGATTTATCTGAACCGGAATCTGAAACTGAAGAAGAGCTTGAAGATGACGCAGAGTCTGAAGAAGAAGAAGAAGAAGAAGAAGAAGAAGAAGAAGAAGAAGAAGAAGAAGAAGAAGAAGAAGAAGAAGAAGAAGAAGAAGAGCTGGAACTATTTGAGAAGTCTTCGGCTGCGAAAGCCGTTAGCCAATAAACATCCGTTGAGATATTTTGATCGAGAGAGGGAATATCAAAACCAGCGTCCCCGTCGGCGACGTTGCCAATTTTTACGTAGAACTTACCCCCATCATCGTTGGGTAGGGACTGCGTAGTGGGAGGAGCGCCATTCTCATCATCCTTTCTAATATCACACGAAGTTACAACGCCCGACGAATTAGTTTCCCAGTAAAGATAAACATTGCCACGCCAATCCAGAGTATAATATCTATAACGATTACCATCCAAATCTTTCATCTGGGCGGGTATCATAACTTCAGGATTAGATAGCCCCGTTTGAGATACTAGACCATCCGTATCAAACACCATCCGATTAATCTGATGGACTAATACGCCGAAATAAATTTGTGTTTTGTCGTTACCCGCAGGGCGGAGCGCAAACGGGTAGGGCTTATAATCTGGGGGGTCGTCCGTTGTTGTTATTAGAGTAGGATCATCCCCCTGATAATAAGCGGTCTCAAAGTTACGCTCCCCTTCTGGCGCACTATTTAGTGGGACGGGTAGGTCTATATCTGAACTGTCGAATACCTCACTCATTTATACAGCAGGGGGATAAACTGTTACGGTCTCTCTTAACCAACCTCCCCTAAACTTCTTAACAGTGGATGATACAATTAAACTTGTAGGCCAATCAGTTAGGTTAGTTGCGTTGAAAGAATAAGTTCCCGCAGTAAAGACATACTTTTCATCTTCTGTTCCATTAGACACACCGATGTTTATGGGTCCATGTAGTGTCTCTTTAACACTCAAAGAAAAGTAAGGAGTAGATACAGCGATAGGTTCTGGTTGCGGTGGTGCTGGGACCGATAATGCGCTAAGTTGAGTGGCTGACCAGATAACTTCGACCATTGCTCGGCAAGGACCTCGATAAGCGCCCTTCGAGTATAAAACTCTTGGTGAGTATGTTTCAGCGCCTGTTCTTCTTTCCCAAAGATCAAATTTTATACCGTTTGTCTGTAGAACAGGTGGGAAAGAATAATTAACGGAGGTAAAATATGTAAATGTACCTCCGGCGGCTGAACCAATGGCGGTGGTGTTAACCACTTGTTGCTCTGTGACAGCATACCAGTTGTCTGAGAGTTGTTGGACAGTTCTTAAAATACCGTCGTTCCCTAGTTGCCAATATGTGTTATTGGGGGCTATTGCTAAAGCCTCAATAGTAGAACCCCCTACGGATTCCCCCTTACGGTAAAGGGTCTGTTTAGTGTAGTTTGTCCGAGAGAAGAACTCATCGTAATCTAGGCGATAAAGAGGAACCTTCTTCACGTAGACCCGTTGCTCGACGACATACAGGCCGTTTAGAATCTTGTCGTTTAGAGGAATCTGTTTACGCTCCGCCAGAACGTGCGTGCCACTGAACTTGCCTGTTGGAGTATCAG